ACATTATGTAACAGTCCCTGAAGACAAATATGATGTGCTTGAAAGCATGGTAGATAAACTTGATGAAATGGAGAGTAAACTCAACGAGCAAATCGAAAGAAACGTTGCTCTAAATCAAAGACTTGCAGAATCAACTTCTGATGTCATCTTAGCAGATGTAAGTGAAGGTCTAGCACTTTCCCAGAAGGAGAAACTTGCTTCTCTTGCCTCAAATGTTGAGTTTGAAAGTGAAACAGACTATCGTGGAAAACTAGAAAAGTTGAAGGAATCTTATTTCCCAACTAATCAAACAACTAGTACTCCAAGTACTCACTCAGAAACCATATCTGAGGGAACTGAGGTGGATAGTCCACAACAGGTTTCTTCCACAATGGAAGCATACATGCAGACTCTGAGTAGAGTTGCTAAAAAGTGATTTTTAAATTATAAAATTTCAAACTAATTCCTAAAAAAGGTAAAACAAATGCAAATGCCTAGCAATGAGGTTTTGCAGGAGAAGTGGTCTCCCCTTCTTAATTACGAAGGTTTAGATCCAATCAAAGATGCACACCGTAAGGCGGTTACTGCACAACTCCTAGAAAACCAAGAAATTGCACTTCGTGAAGAAAAAGAATTCTTACATGAAGCTGCTCCAACTAACTCAGTTGGAAATGGAGGTTTCACCTCTTCAGGTGGTCAAACAGTCGCAGGTTTCGATCCTGTATTGATCTCCCTAATCCGTCGTTCTATGCCTAACTTGGTTGCTTATGACCTAGCAGGTGTACAACCAATGACTGGACCTACTGGTCTTATCTTCGCAATGAGATCTAGATTCTCCACTCAGGACGGAACAGAAGCACTATTCAACGAACCAAATACTGCGTTCTCCTCACAGAACAGCAGCGGTAACCTAACTGATGGATTCTCAGGTGGATCAGTTGGTTTCGGTACAACTGGTGGTACTGGTTTAACAAACGCTTCAAACCCTGCAGCACTTAACCCTGAAGGTTCTCAGTCAGCAACAACCTATCCAACTGGACAAGGTATGCGTACTGATAACTCTGAAGCATTAGGTGATGCTGATGCAAACTCATTCAACGAGATGGCATTCAGCATTGAGAAGATTACTGTGACTGCGAAGTCCAGAGCTCTCAAAGCTGAGTATTCACTAGAACTCGCACAAGATCTTAAAGCAATCCACGGATTGAATGCTGAAGCAGAACTTGCAAACATTCTTTCAACAGAGATTCTTGCAGAG